TCATTGTCACACCGATATCTTCGGCTTTCATCATTCCCTGAACAAATACATTCTCATATTCTATATCATAATGTAATTGTGTTGCAACCATACTACCTTCTGCATTATTCTCAATAATAACCAAGGCATCGTTGTATGCTTTTGCATACTTATTTATAATATCAGGAAAGAGCATCGGAGATATCATATTGTCTCTATATGTTGCAGCCTGTTTAAATGGTTGAACACTTATATCAAATATCGTAAAGGTGGAGTAGTCGATACCCCTTCCCTTTGCAACATCTACTGTACATATGTAGGTGTGGTCAAGCATGGGTTTTTGGTACATACTGAAGTTATCTTTATACCATGTTGGGTCTATTGACCTCATACCTAGAAGTGTTGCACTATTAATAAGTGTATTACCTGTTCCTAGGAAACTATTACCATACTCTTGTTGGAACTGGATTTCTGAGGTGTTTGCAATGGTCTGTTTCTTCCACTCTTCATCTCTGCCAGGCACATCATACCAGTTAATAGTGAAGTTTTTGTACTCACTCTCACCCCTAACTGCACTTTCGTAAATTTTGTGGTACATGTTACCAACACCGTTTGCAGTAGATGTGATAATAACCTTTGAATTTTTACCCGATGTTACCACTGGATATGTTGCAGTATAGAATTCCTCTGCATTTTCTACGAACGCAAACTCATCAAGATACAAGAGGTTTATAGACAATCCACGAATAGAACTCGAAGATGTTGCAGCTGCAACTACTTTACTATCGTTTGCAAACTCTATTGAACCTTTGTTTAGAATCTTAACGCCAGGCTGTAAATAGAATGGAACGGACTCTAACATGGTTACCATACGAGCAATCATCTCTCTTGCAATTGCACCTTTGTTTGCAAGAACCGCTACAGTAACTTCGGGTGTAAAGAGGAGATACCATAGTAGGTATGCACATGATGTGATTGATTTACCACTCTGTCTTGACGCAAGAACAACACTAAATCTTTCGTCATTATAGTGGTTTATTAACTTGTCTTGGTATCCCCGAAGTATAAAGGGTACAAGTCCTTCATCTAGGGATATAATTTTTGTATAGTTTTCTATGAAATAACAAGGGTCACTTGAACATTTGACATACTCACCTAATTGTTTTTTGGTGTATTTTACTTCTACACCAGCTTTCTTAATTAGAGTATTACCTAGATAACCTTCATTTTTCGAATCAGTCATCTTTAAATTCTTCTCTCAATTCAGGAAATTCACTCAAGAAACTCCTTATTTTATGTTCACAATCAGGTATCTTTATAAGATGTTCTAGTAATTCTCTCAATGCAAATAAGTTGTCCATATGAACATCTCGTTTAATCTCTGCGATTACTTCATCAACAAGATTGTACATTAGTCTTTATTCTTTTTAAGAAACTTCTGTAGTTCGGATGTGCTACCAACATATAAATGATTATGTTGTTGTCCTATCTTTTGTTCGTCTTCTTTCTCTAATTCTTTGATTTTTTTCTGCAAGTCTAGTAGTTTCTCTGCAGTATCACCAACGGTCTTTATGAGCTGTCCTGCAACCTCATACGCCCTCGGGTGTTCGGTTTCCTTACATAGGTCTAGGATTCCATCGATTGCATCTTGTCCCCTCTCTACGAGTCCGTAGAGGGTCTCACGACCATACTTATAGTCGTTGTCCATACTCTCTGAACGACTGGGTAATTTAACTATTTTGGTCTCTCTTTTAATCTCTTTAGTAATTTCTGTAGAGATATCTAAAACACCATCTAGTTTAGAATCTATATCTTTTGTCATATTTAACTCGCATCGGTAACCTTATCATCTGTGAAATCTCGGGAAGTACCGTCATCATAAAAATCTACTGATTCAGCAACTACGAATGTATCTTCAGGGTCTACTGAACCCACAAATTTAAGACTCGTATTTGCACTTATTGTAATTGCACTTGATAACACTACACTTAGTTTATCAGATGCAATACTCGAAACTGTTGGATTAGTTGTTAGGTTTGTCCCAAACACCTCATCATTCACACTTATAGAACTATTTATTGCAGTTGCAAAGGACACTGTTGTGGATGCGGCAACTGCATTTGATGTTTCTGCAAACGCAGGTTCATAGTGTTTAACCTCTTTAATAAGTCCTGATTCATCGATTTGAGATGAAGTGAACTGTCCGTTTTCATTAGTTAGATATGTTCTTTCTATAACATTCTTAATAATCTTACCAGTATAAACAGGGCCGAAGAAGTATAACTTCATAGTAAAATCTAGTGTATACTCTATTACACGTCTTTCTTCAAAAGTACCCTCGTACTCATCATTCATGGTAACTGAATTCAATGAGATGGGAACATCTCTAACCTCCGTCATTGAATCTACCATTTTCATTGATACAGTGTATTCGGGTTGAAAATACGGAAGAATTTGTTCTAATATTTGTAATGCATCATTAGCATTCTTTGCAAGTATTGACAAAGTAAAATTTATGTTGTATGGTGCAGGTGCATATTGAAATGACCTTTTGGTATTATCGGTGTCAAGTGTGGTCTTAGATGCACGAATAAGTTTGTTTTGCTGTCTAGTTGCATCATATTCAAATCCTGAGATTTCAAATGCTATTCTAGGAAGACTGATTGAACTTCTCATTCCATCGGATAGATTAGGTTCATCATTAAGTCTCGACAACCATTTTTGTTTAGGGCCGTATGATATCGGTACAATTTGAGAAGTTAATACAGTATTATCTGATTTTACCTTCTTTACCGTAATATTATTAAAGAGTGTACCAAAAATGGATACACTTCTTTTAATAGTTTCGTTATAAAAATGTGTTCCAAACATTAAGGTTCTCCAAACGGATTGGTTTCACTGAAGTCAAGATATGTGGAGTCGGTTGCTTCAAATTCTAAATTCTGTGCAAGTGCATCGTTCGACATTGTTAATACATCTGTTATTGAATTCACAGTGTACTGTGCAGTAGTTACTGCACCAACCAACACGTCACCAACTACAAGTGTAGTGGTAACATCTTTAACTTTAAGTGTTCTAGTATTTCCACCAACCCAAGATAAGACTTCACCGACCACAACACTACTCTTAGTAAGGTTTTCCCCAACATTGTAGTCACCACTACCACCAGCTACCATGGTCATCTCTATGTTATATGCATCCTCATCTTCAATTTTATCTATACCTGCAACATCAGTATCAAAGTCTTCACCACTATATTCAAACAGTTCACACTGCATTTTAAATGTAAATAGTTTTCCAACTTGATAGAATGGATTTTCGTGTTCTACAAACTTAATTTCGAACAGTGAACCACTCATAGGGAAGTGAATTAAATCTCCTTCGTTTGGTCTGAGTGATGTTGCAAGGTTTGAATCTAATGATATAAATCTTTCCCAACTTCTTAATGATATAACAAATGTTGCAGTATCACGAATTGACAGTCCAAATTTAGACATGAGGTCACCCTCACCTTCAAAACCATCAGTATTTTCAATATACATCTCAACTGCATATGCATCACCAAAGGCAGACTGCACATCTTCATTGAGTATAGTATCTTCTTCCACTACCTCTCTAGGTAGATAGAAACACTCATGTCCATACATTCTCAACGACTCAACAACTATATCCTCATAAAGATGTTGTTCAGTTGATACTGCATGGTTAAAAAATACATTTGTAGGCATATTTTTATCCCATCATGTCCATGACTGGCATTTCATAGTTCAGTCTAGACTCTTCTTCTAATTTTGTAATCTCTTCTTTGGCTTCTGTTTTCATGTTTTCTGCATCTAGTGTAACTCCGCCTGGCAAAGTCATACCTGAGAACTTAGAAAGGTTTTCACCCCATTGATACTTAACTAGTGAAGTTGCATATCTCTTTAACCACATATCGTTATAGATATCAGTCATGTCTGTTGGGTCTAACTTTCTATAACACTCAATAAGAATATACTCACCCACATTCACACCGTCCCAGTCCATATCCATGTATAGTCTGTTACTATGTGTATTGTATCTTATAGGTGTTCTACCCACTAACATGTCGTCCATAAGTGAGAGATGTTGTTGAACTTGAGAATAATACATAACACTTGTAGATGTTAAATCCCACAAGTCATTCAATCTGAGTTGATATCTCATATCAAACATATTATTAGACACACCATTACTAAACGGGAATATATTAATTACACTTAGTACATGTTCGGGTAGTGTAACATAGTTTTGTTGTTCACCATAAGTTTGGTTTGCAATTGCTTGTGTACCACTTGTTGCAGCTGTCACACTTGAATTTGTCTTGAATGAAGTAAGTTCTTCTTGAGTGATTTGGTGTTTTAGATAACACTTAATAGAACCATCGTAATGATACTCACGGAAATATTGGAGTGCTTCATCAACTCTGTCATCTAATTGGTCGTCATCTATATTGATTTCCAATACAGGAGCTCCAAGTTTTCTCTTGATATACTCTTTTAGTGATGCTTTTGAATTTGGTTCTGCCATGTGTTTAATCCAGTAGTAATAGTTATCTTACTACTATTTATACACTT